CTTAAAGATGAGAAATGGAATGCATTTAAAAACTTTTCACAGATATGCAAAGATTTATCTTTTGACTCATACTTTGATCCTTACACAGAAACAACAACATATAAAAATGATCACATGAAGATTATTGAATACGCAAGATGTAAAAAAATATCTATCATGGATGCTGCAATAGAATTAGATAAACATTACAGTGTTGATACATGGTTAACAGAACAGATTGATGCCGATTTAAAATCATATAAGAAACAAACCGGAATGATTGAGTATTCCGATATGATTAAACAGTTCATTGAGAAAGATAAATGCCCTCCACTCAGCGTTGTCTTTTTGGATGAAGCACAGGATCTGAATCCTCTGCAATGGGAAATGTTCAATTACATTGAATCAAGATGTGATAGATCATACGTTGCAGGGGATGACGATCAAACGATCTATACGTTTCAAGGTGCTAATCCTAATATATTTATTAATTTAAAAGGTGAAGTGGATGCAAGAGTTGAATCAAGAAGATGTCCAAGAGTCATACATAGAAAAGCATTAGATATATTACAGCATGTAGACAATAGAATGATTAAGAGTTGGCTTCCAAGAGATGCGGAAGGACAAATTTTTGAAGATCAAACACTAGATAATATTAATTTTAGTAAAGGTGAATGGATGATTATTGCAAGAACAAATCAAATGTTAAATCCAATTAAAGCTCACTTAACATCATTAAACTTAAGATTTGCTAGTAAAACTAATACAGTTTTATCTGATGAATTGTTGCAGGGCTATCAAGTGTGGCATAGATTAAATCAAGGAGCAACTGTTGGCGCTGAAGAAGCAAAAGCAGTTTATAAAGTTTTAAATTGGAATATGGGCCATGTTGAATATGGATTTTCTAGTGGCAAGTCATTAGATGCAGTAGATCTTGTTGATTTAGATGATCTGATGCTAAATCATGGGCTCAAGGTGACAGGCAGCTGGGAGCAATTAAATTTTAAAGAAGATACAAAATTATATATTAAATCATTATTAAATAGTGGTGATGATTTATTTAAACCTGCAAGAATTAAAGTATCCACAATACATGGTGTCAAAGGTGAAGAGTGCGAAAATGTAGTCTTATATACAGGAATGGAAAAGATTATACATGACGCAGCATTAAGAAATCCTGATCCAGAACACAGATTGTTTTTTGTGGGTGTAACAAGAGCAAAAGAAAATCTTTATATCATGCAACCAGATATAGATGATTATTATAACTATATACCAGGAGATCCAATACTATGAGTAACAAAATGTTTTTTAAACAAATAGGAGGTTCACATTATAAAAAATATAAAATACAGCCCTCTAGATTTATCAACGATAATAAGATACTGTTTGCTGAAGGTAATGCAATTAAATATATTTGCAGGCATCAAGACAAAGGTGGCAAGCAAGATTTATTAAAAGCAATTCATTACATACAAATGATTGTAGAAAGAGATTATAACAAATGAGGAGAAGAAAGATGGCAGTGTTTGATTTAGGATTATTCACAGTGTTGTGTGTATATTGTTTTTTAATTATGGTATTAGCATAAATGTTTGAAGCTCAGAAAGAATGGATTTGTCCAGAAAATTATCCTGATTTAAAAGGATATAAATATATTGCAATAGATTTAGAAACTAAAGATCCTGATCTTAAATCAAGAGGATCTGGTGCAATTATTGGTAATGGTAATATTGTTGGTATTGCTGTAGCTGTTGAAGGATGGTCCGCATACTATCCGATTGCTCATGAAGGTGGTGGTAATTTAGATAAAGATAAAGTTTTAAATTGGATTAAACAAGTTTGTGCAAATGATAATGTAAAAATATTTCACAATGCAATGTATGACGTGTGCTGGCTTCGAGCGGCGGGAGTTCAAATCAATGGACACATTGTAGATACAATGGTTATGGCCTCATTAATTGATGAAAATAGATTAGCTTATACATTAAATAGTATTTCATTTGAATTTTTAGGAGAAGTTAAAGATGAAAAAGCTTTAACAGAAGCAGCGCAGTCCTGGGGAATAGATCCTAAATCTGAAATGTATAAACTTCCTGCAATGTATGTAGGTAATTATGCAGAAAAAGATGCAAAATTAACATTAGAACTATTTAAAGTTTTATCACGTGAAATACAAAAACAAAGTTTACAAAATGTATTTGATCTTGAGACACAATTGTTTCCATGTCTTATTGATATGAAATTTAAAGGAGTAAGAATTGATATAGACCAAGCACACAAATTGAAACAACAGCTAACAAAACAAGAGCATGAATTGTTATTAAAAGTAAAACAAGAAACAGGGATAGAACCACAGATTTGGGCAGCAAGAAGCATTGCAACAGTTTTTGATAAGCTTGGCTTACATTATGAAAGAACCGAAAAATCATCTGCACCATCCTTTACTAAAAATTTTTTACAGGAACATAAACACCCTATAGTTCAAATGATTGCTAAAGCAAGAGAAATAAATAAAGCTCATACAACTTTTATAGATACAATTTTAAAGTTTACACATAAAGGAAGAATACATGCTGACATCAATCCAATTAGATCTGATCAAGGTGGAACTGTTACAGGTAGATTTTCTTATGCTAATCCTAATCTCCAGCAGATCCCGGCGAGAAACAAGGAACTAGGACCTATGATTAGATCTTTATTCTTACCAGAAGTAGATCATAAGTGGGGATGTTTTGACTATTCACAGCAAGAACCAAGACTTGTTGTGCATTATGCAGCAACAACAGAACCAATTTGTTTTGATGAATCAGTTACAAAAATAGTAGAAGAATTTAAAAATAACTCTGTAGACTTTCATAAAACTGTTGCGGATATGGCAGGAATATCAAGAGATCAAGCTAAAACAATTAATCTTGGATTATTTTATGGAATGGGAAAAGCAAAATTACAAGCTGAACTTGGATTAAATACAAAAGAAGAAGCAGAAGTATTATTTAATCAATATCATAATAACGTTCCATTCGTAAAAGAATTAATGAATAAGACATCTCAATTTGCACAAACATCAGGATCTATTGGAACATTACTAGGACGTCGTTGTAGATTTAATAAATGGGAACCAGCAACATTTGGTATGCATACTGCAATGTCATTTGAAGAAGCTGAAAGAACTTATGGACGTGGTAGAATTAGAAGAGCAATGACTTACAAAGCATTAAATAAATTAATACAAGGATCAGCAGCTGACATGACAAAGAAAGCAATGTTAGATTTATATAATGAAGGAATTATTCCACATATACAAATCCATGATGAATTAGATATTTCTGTTAAAGACGACAATCATGCAAAAAAGATTGTTGAAATAATGGAAGGTGCCGTTACTTTGGCAATCCCTAACAAAGTAGATTACGAAAGCGGTGAAACATGGGGAGATATTTATGATTGATTATGGCATATTTAAATGCAAATATACCACCAATTTATTGTAAGATAAGGAGAGAATATTTATATGACTTACGAGAACATCAAGGAGAAACTGAAGACTGCGTGGTATTTGCTTTGGGGAGTATTAGCGGGCGTGCAACGTTGTTTCATTGTTTACTTAGCAACGGTGCGATCTATTGGAGACTTCCTATCTCTGCTTTTGTTCAAAGAGGAAGCGGCAATACTTTGTATCAAAGACAGATGGAACATCAAGATCTCGACGATCTTCAGTTATGGAATTCATTTAGTTATTATCCTAGTGTTACTGTTTTTGATTTTTTAGTAGGTCAAAAATGCAAATACTTAAGTAAAACAAAGAAATTTATTCATGGCGAATATTTATTTACTATTGACTGGGCGCATCCAGATAGTAATATATTGGATACAGAACATTCTGAAATACCTCACGAACACAAGTGCGGGCATGTTTTGGCTCTTGATAACGGTAATTACGCAATTCAGCCTAATAATCGTATTTTGTGGAACGTGCCTAGTTTTACTACTTCTACACATTGGCCAGATTATAAAGTACAAACTTCTAAATGGAGTGTGGAAAACAAAGATTGGGTAACAGAAGATTCTGATAATATGTTTTATCAAGTGGAGGATAAAAAATGAGCAGTGAATTTAAATTAAGTGATCAAACACAGGTATCTTTACCTGTTAAAAATATAATAGCTATTGTATCTGCTGTTGTTGTAGCAGTATGGACGTATTTTGGTATTGTTGAAAGATTAAATAGATTAGAGACAAATGAAAAGTTAATGGCTCAAGATCTTTTAAAAAAAGCTGATCAAACTCCTAAAAACCAAGAGATGTTTATGTTAATTGAATATCAAGCCAAGACAATAGATAAACATTCTAAACAATTAGAAGAAAATGTTCACACAAAAGTATTAATAGCTCAATTAGAAAAAAAAATAGACAAATTAGAAAAAGAATTAGATTCAGTTAGAGGTAAGTAATGATTGAAGCTGTATTTGCATTATTAATGTATATGAATGGTAAATTAGAAGGATATTCTCCTAAAGCTACTATTGCAGAATGTTTAGAACAAAAAAGAAAAGTAGAACGTGATGGTAACCCTAATGTTACTTCATGGAGTTGCAAAGAAGTAAAAGCCGTTGTAGAAGTAGATAAACATGGCGTTAAACGAATCAAAGAAGTTAAGCAAGATTAATTGTATTAACAACCTAGCAGTTGGATGCTGCCTCTCAAATCAATGTAAATGTTATGACAATAAAGAATATAATAATAAAATATTTGATAGTAGCTCTACTAGCGTTTGTATTAGGTACATTCTTTCCCAATCCAGTCGCCAAGAAAAAGACTCAGAGTGAAACAGTCGCCTGGGCCAAACAAATAGGATTTGGACCTCCTAGGTTTGAGTACTCAAACGACAAAGAATTCATATCCTCCCTTAAAAACTGCATAAATTACCTAAATTTTGACATCCCAAGAAGACAACGAATAAACACAGAATTAATAGTGGCTCAAGCTATTGTTGAAAGTGACTATGGAAGATCCCGTTTTGCACGTGAAGGGCACAACCTTTTTGGCATAAGAGTATGGTCAAGAGATGGTATGTTGCCTTATAAACAACCTGATACAATAGATTGGAGGGTCAGAGTCTTTAAAAGTAAGTGCGAATCTGTTAAGTATTATATTGAAATTCTAAATACAAAAAGAGTGTATGCAGAATTTAGAAGAGTTAGAGAAATTACAGTCAATAGAGATCCTATTGCTATGGCTAAAACTTTAGATAACTTTTCTACAAATAAACAATATGAGAAACACGTAATAGAGGTAATAAATAAATTAAGAAATGAAGCTAAGTGAAAATTTTACATTAGATGAATTAACAAAGTCTCAAGAAGCTATTCGTCTTGGAATAGAAAATACTCCTGAAGATGAACATATAACAAATTTAATTTTACTTTGTAAAAATATACTACAACCATTAAGAAATCATTTTAAAATTCCAGTATCTATTTCATCTGGATTTAGATCAGCAGCGCTTTGTGAAGCAATTGGATCATCTTCTAAGAGTCAACATACTAAAGGTCAAGCAGCAGACTTTGAGATATTTGGTGTACATAATAAAGAATTAAGTGATTGGATCGTTCAAAATCTTGATTACGATCAATGTATATTAGAATTTTGGAACCCTAACGACCCTAACTCAGGGTGGGTTCATTGCAGTTACAATGATGCTGGTAATAGAAAACAATACCTAAGAGCTAGCAAAGAGAATGGTAAAGTAGTATACTCTCCAATGTAATGAAATTTAACGATCTTAACTTATCCACATTAATAGTTCATGGTGTTTGTCCTTATTGTAAAGAAACAACAGCTTTAGTTTCAATTGAAGAAAATATATATAAATGCGTAAATTGTGGTGATGAAGTAGAACAATATGTTAATGGAGTAATTAAATATTTACCAACAACAAGAAAAGGAAGAAAACAGTTATATGGCACGAAAGGTTAATTTAGGAAATGGTAAGTTTATACAACAAACCAATAAGAAAAGACCAGGGAGACATTCAAAAAGTCCTAATAAACGTAATAGTAGAAAAGAATATAGAGGACAAGGTAGAAAACAATAGTTGACATATATAATAATATGGGATAATATTTCATATTAAATAATAATAGAAAGGTAATAAATGACTGACATAAGTAAATATAAAAATGTATCTTTATCTAAGGAGACTTATTTAAAGATAGATAAGATAAGACGAGTAATGGTGCCTAATACAGTTATTAGCAGATCTCAAACAGTTAACATATTAGTTAACGAGAAAGCGAAGCAATTGAATGGCAAACTATCAAAATAATCTAAATATGTTTCCGGAGGAAAATATTCTTTCTCCTGAACAAAAACTTTGGAGAGCTGTACTTTGTCAAGCTTTATATGATGCATTGTCTGATTTTAAAAATCAAATGTTGATTGAAGATGATAGACAAGACGCAAAATATTGGTTCAGAGATAAACCAAGAAGTTTTTATGAAGTTTGTAGAAATGCTGGTTTTGATCCAAACTATGTATATGATAAGGTTAAAAAACTAATGAATTTAAAAGAATTAAATAAATTAGGAATTGTTTGGAACTAC